GGACCTGTGGACGAAATCGTAACAATTAATAATGAAGTTCAACTAGTAGAGAGACTTGGTAAACCAAACAGTAATACATACACCTCTTTCTTCACCGCAGCAAACTTTTTATCGTATGCAAATGACATTCGTGTGGTTCGTTCAGTAGGATCAACCGCAAATAATGCTACAGTGGATGCAGCAGGTATTTCCATCAAAAATAAAACAGATTATGAAGAACAGTTTCCTATTGCGGAAAATGTATTCGATGCAGGAAGTTACCCTAGAGTTTTTGCTGCCAAATATCCAGGCGCATTAGGTAATGCCTTAAGAGTTTCTATGTGTGATGCAAATACAACTATACTTTCTACCTGGACATATAGAGATGAATTTAGTGCAAATGCATCAAACTCAGCTTTTGCTGTTACAAAAGGTATTAGTAAAGATGAAATTCATATTGTTGTTGTAGATAGAACAGGAGCAATTTCTGGAACAGAAGGAACAGTTTTAGAAAAATTTGGTTTTGCTTCCAAATTAAAAGATGCCAAAAATGAAGATGGAACTTCAAACTATTATGTTGATGTTTTAAACAGTAGATCAAAGTATATTTGGTGGCTAAGCCATCCAATAGTAACTACAAATTGGGGTAGAACTTCTTCTAATTTGTTAGATGATTCAAATTTTATTAGTGCTAATAAACAGTTGGATGCACTTACATCCACAACATTTGATTTGTCTGGAGGAACAGACGTAGAACCAACTGCTGGAAATAGAAATTCTTCATATGACCTTTTTGATAACCCAGATTCAGTTGATGTTTCATTATTAATGACCGGAGAAACTGTTGGTGATACAATACCAGACCATTTAATTTCAATGGCAGAAAATAGAAAAGATGTTTTGGTTTTCATATCTCCCGAACAATCAGATTGTGTAAATAATTCAGGTAGTGAGGTTACTGATATAAGAACTTTAAGGGATACTATAACGTCATCTTCTTTTGCTGTTATGGATTCTGGATGGAAATATCAGTACGATAAGTATAATGACGTTTATCGTTGGATTCCTTTAAATGGAGATGTTGCTGGACTATGTGCTAGAACTGATATCGAAAGAGATCCTTGGTTCTCACCAGCAGGATTTAACAGAGGTCAAATTAAGAACGTTGTTAAACTTGCTTGGAATCCAACCAAAGCTGAAAGGGACAGTTTATATAAAATGGGTATCAACCCAGTAGTTACATTCCCTGGTGAAGGCACCGTATTATATGGTGATAAGACCTTATTGTCAAGACCTTCTGCATTTGATCGTATCAATGTTCGCCGCCTATTCATTGTCTTAGAGAAAGCGATTGCGAGAGCATCTCGTTCATCGTTGTTTGAATTTAACGATGAATTTACAAGAGCTCAATTTGTAAATCTTGTAGAACCATTCTTACGTGATGTACAAGGTCGCCGTGGTATTTACGACTACCGTGTTGTATGTGATACTACAAATAATACACCAGAAGTTATTGATCGTAACGAGTTTGTTGGTGATATCTATATTAAACCTGCACGTTCAATCAACTTTATTCAACTTAACTTTGTTGCTGTACGCACAGGCGTATCGTTCAATGAAGTCGTTGGATCGTTTTAATAAATAGAGAGATAGGAGAATAATTAAATGGCTTTCAACATTAACGAATTCCGCTCTCAAATGCAAGGAGACGGCGCACCAATATTTTGGACGTGAATTAAAATTTGTAGGCAATAGAACATTTGCAGATTGGACAATCACAGTTATTAACGATGAAGATTTTATCATTCGTAATGCTTTCGAACGTTGGATGAATGGCATTAATAGTCATAGTCTAAACGTGAGAACACCTTTAGCACAATCACCATTAGGATATACTGTAGATGGAGAAGTTACACAGTATGCTAAAAATGGCGATTCATTAAAGAAATATAAATTTATCGGTCTTTTTCCGACAGATATTACTCCAATTGATGTTGACTGGGGTGCTAATGATACGATTGAGGAGTTTTCAGTGACCCTTACCTATCAATGGTGGGAGTCAATTGCAGACAACGTGGTTTGATAGAGAAAGAGCTCTTGCTCTTTCTCCTTTTATAGGATTAATATATTTTGGCAATTAAACTTTTCGGATTTACTATCGGCAGAAAGGATATTGTTCAGGTTGAAAAACCTGAACAGGCTTCCTTCGCTCTCCCAACTCAGGCCATCGATGATGGTGCTGTCACTATTACTTCAAATGCTTATTACGGTACATACGTAGACTTAGAAGGTTCTGTTCGTAATGAATTAGAACTTATTACACGTTATCGTGAAATGGCAAATCATCCAGAATTAGAAATGGCGATTGATGAAATTGTAAATGAAGCCATTACATATTCTACTGATAAGAGAGTTGTTGATGTAAATACAGATAATTTGAAAACAACAGATTCCATCAAAAAGAAAATTACTGAGGAATTTGAAACAGTATTGCGTCTTTTAAATTTTTCTAATTTAGCTTCTGATCTCTTTAAAAGATGGTACATAGATGGTAGAATGTACTATCATATCGTAGTAAATGAGAAGAATCCAAAAGAAGGTATACAAGAATTACGTTATATCGACCCAAGAAAAATAAGAAAAGTTCGTGAAGTAAAAACAGGTAGAGATCCAAAAACGGGAGCTACTGTTATTCTTTCAACGGCTGAATATTATGTTTATAGTGATAGAGGTACAACCACTCAAAATTATACTTCATCAACAAGTTCAGGTTTAAGAATATCACCAGATTCAGTTATCAATATCAATTCTGGTTTAATGGATGCAAAGAATACTTTTGTAATTTCTTTCTTACATAAAGTAATCAAACCACTCAATCAATTACGTATGATTGAAGATGCAGTAGTTATTTACCGTATTTCAAGAGCACCAGAACGTAGAATTTTTTACATCGATGTAGGTAATTTACCAAAAGGTAAAGCAGAACAATATCTACGTGATGTTATGGTTAAGTATCGTAACAAAATGGTTTATGATGCATCAACAGGTGAATTGCGTGATGATCGTAAACACATGTCGATGCTTGAAGATTTTTGGTTACCACGTAGAGAAGGTGGTAAAGGCACAGAGATTACTACATTACCAGCTGGGCAAAATCTTGGCGAACTAGAAGATGTTAAGTATTTTCAAAAGAAACTTCTCAATGCATTGAATGTTCCTCTTTCTAGATTGGATGAACAGGGCGGTGGCGGTTTCGCAGGTTTAGGTAGAAGTCAAGAAATCACTAGAGATGAATTAAAGTTTGCAAAATTTATTCAAAGATTGCGTAATAAATTTTCTATTATTTTCACTGAAGCTTTAGGTACACAATTAATACTTAAAGGTATTTGTACTTCAGAAGAATGGAGAGAATGGAAAGAAGTTATTAACTATGATTACAAAAAAGACAATAACTTTACTGAGTTAAGAGAAGCTGAATTATTGCAAAATAGACTGCAAATGGTCGGCATGGTTGATCCTTATATTGGTAAATATTTCTCACATGAATTTGTAAAGAAGAAAGTTTTACAGATGACGGATGATGAAATTGAAGAAATGCAAGAACAAATAGATGCTGAAAATGAACAAGGTTTAAATGATCCTCCAATGGATGAACAACAAGAACCACCAGCATCACCTGATGAATATCCTCCTGTTGATAATACAATAGACGATAGAAATTCTGAGTCACCTACACCAGAATTAGACGCACAGACAGATAGATATACATCAATACTAAATAGACGATAATGGAGAAAAACATGGATATTTCACAATTTATTGATAATGTTGTTGCCGGTAATGCAGCCGCTGCAAGAGAAAACTTGAATGACCTTCTATCCACAAAGGCCTTTGAAGCCATAGATGGCCAGAAAAAAGAGTTAGCCACAAATTTATTTGGTGGTAATTCTGAAGAAAATGAAATAGAAGTTCAAGATACAGAAGAAGAAATAACAGAAGAATGAAATCTTTATACGAATTTAAAAATTTAGTAGAAGAAGAAAAGTCGGACTATTCTAAGTTCGACATGTTGGTACGAGCTGGTCTGGCAAACAAAGCACAATTACAACGAATTCATAGAATTCTTGATAAGATGCAAGATGATAGACCACAATTTAATAATGCTGATAAAATGATTCTACAAAATCTTTTTAATAAGATGGTAGATTTAATTAGTAATAATAAACAGATATTTCAAAAGACTCGTCAAGCTGTTCGTGAAGAAGTAGAGATTGACGAACGTACTATAGATACTTCAGATTTTAAAATTGGACCTTCTGGTAAAAAAGTAAAAGCTCATCGTGTTAAAGTTGGTGATGATTTAAAAGTTGATGATGAACTAAAAATAAAAGAAGAAAATATTATAGAAGCAGATTCTTCTAAAAATAGTCAAGAGGATCCTCCTGTAGTATTAATGTTAAAACGTAAAGCAATTCGTATTTA